CCTTTCAAGAGTTTTTTGCTTCGGCTTCCTGCCTATCACGGCTTTCTTTGGTCAAACCATTCAAATCTTGGGCAACTTTATATAGCGATTGTAACGCATTAGTTCCCCACCCACGAATGACAGAAGAAGCAACCTTCTTTCCTTGGTCATCATAAAGGCAAACGGAAAGCAACTCTACTTCGGGGTCTTTCATGTTCAACCCGGAAATAGTTGCATTTCCGTTTCCATCCACAGTAACCGTACTACCATCAACCTTCCGCCAACTGGAAAGTTCCATTCCTGTCATTTCCCGTATCTTATACAAAGCACCATCTATAGTAACGGGAATTTCCTTCAAACTTGTCTTAATTTCTAACATTTTTACTGTCCTTTCCTAAAAAGCCCTTAAACTATCACTAAACAATCCTAAATGCAGCGTCTATACGCCCCGTAGGGCGACGAACGGGCTATATATAGACCCGAACTACCCCTAAATCCGTTCGTCGCTTATACGGGCGATTAGGCCGCAGCCTGATAATCCGGCGCAACTTCGTTTCCGCTGTTATCCTGATTGGAACAAATAACCGTTCCGGTGGCGGTAGGCATAGCACCTTCCACACATTCACCGGGGGTAAAGTCGTCCAACCATCCCCAGAATTCCAAAGCTGAACTATCCGGAAAATCTACACGCACCACGCCATTCACACCAATGATAGAAAGTATCTGGTCATAAATGGCAGGGTCATACTGAAACGTACATGCAACATTAGTCAATGTTTTGAGTTTCTTCGGTTGCTTTGTACGCCAATCGGCATTACGCATAGTGGTAGTATCGTTTTCACCACCTGCTGCAATACCGGGAGGGGTAACTGATGTTTCTTTCAAAAGAATTGTCACCCCGGTTCCCAACGCATAAAACGTTACTGTCGTTGGATGCCCATCTGTTAAGTAATTACTCATAGTAATACTCCTTTCGTCATTCTTTGCTAATAGAAGCTGATAAGTTTATTGTAAACAAATTACGGCGTTTTGTGCCATCTTCCATACCTATACTGTTTATTCCACCCATCCTTGAAACATTATGTATTGTGTAAGTATTCCCCGTCAAAATTGTTTGTACATTATGTACCGTATCCAATGCCCCCGCAATAACATTACATTTGCTCCATCCCGTTTCTTCATCATTTGCTCGAATAAGTATTTGAATACCATAATGTTGTATTACACCACCACCTTTCATTGCACGACCATCTTTCATAGGTGTAGTATTGTACAACACACCTAATTCATTTGGCAAATCAGGTCGATAACCAATATATAGCGGCCAATCACCCGCTGCCGATGGCACTGTCATCAATGCCAAACCCGTAATGTAATTGGCCAAAACCGCTGCGGGGGTATCGGTCAGGACGGACGTTTCCGTATAGGATTCAAGTAAGTCTATGATAAGATGGACAGGAACAGCACCGGGGGCAGTTATCAAAAATCCCACGATGTTACTTGCATTGAAATCTTCGGCTGTAGCTTGGAAAACATACTGTCCATTTCCACGTTCTATAAATGTTCCTGTCACAGAAGTTTGGGAACTACCATCTAAACATCTTTTACCAACAGGGGATGCCCCTGTTAAACCTTGGCTGGTATTTACATTCAGAAGCAGGAAAGGAATATCGTAAGCTGTGTTCTTACGAAAGTATGTCATCTGCATTACAACATGTGCTGGAACGGCATTAGTTGATGTGAACAATAACCCTGTAGTATAGTCTGCGTTGAAATCTGCTGATGCACCTTCAAAAAGATATTGACCACTTCCCAATTCAGTTATACTTCCAGAAGCAGCTACTTGTAATCCACCATCCAAACAACGATATGGAATTACTGTAGCCCCGGTCAAAGCGGAACCGTCTTGGTAATGAACCAAAGCAAACGGAATGTCTTGTGCCACACCTTTAGCCACCGGCATTTTTAATTCCTACTCATAACCGAATTCAATGCACCTACATTTGCACCTACCATCCAAGCTGGTTTAGCCTGTCCAGTCAAACGACCTGTTGATGAAACTACTATATTACTTTGGGCCTGTAAAGCCCAATCTACGATAATTCTTCCAATTGAAGAAATAACTATATCAGAAGTACCCACCAATGCACGGTCTGCCCGTAAGTTTCCGGTAGATGAAATCACAACATCAGACACACCTGAAAGATTAATTCCCAATCCCAACAAACCAGAACTGGTTATTTGAACCTGACAAATCCCTATTAAATTTCTTTGTAATCCCAACAACCCGGATGAAGCAAAAGTTATATTTGCTTGACCCACTAATGATATAAGACTACCTGCAAGTAAATTGCCTGTAGATGTGATAACTATATCAGATGTTCCTGCCAAAGACTTTACTACAGAAAGTGAACCCGTTGATGCTATTCCCATATTAGATGTTCCACTTAATGTAATTTGACCGCTCACTGCCAAATCACCTGTGGATGATATAGCTATATCACTTTGTCCAGACAGATTCTTCGTAGTTGATAAAGTAGCTGTAGATGATATTGCAATATCTGATTGTCCTGCCAAAGTAACTACTTTATTCAAAACTCCTGTACTGGAAATTGCTGTATTACTTTGGCCAGATAATGAAACTGTTTTACTTAATGTTCCAATTGAACTTATTTGGATATTAGTTTGGCCTGTTACATTCCTAACAACTGACAAGGAACCTGTACTTATAATTTCTATGTCAGATTGGCCGCGTAAGGTAACTTGACCACTTACGGATAAATCACCTATAGATGATATTGTAATATCTGATTGACCCAATAACTTCTTCGATGCTACTAAAGAACCTATAGAAGAAATGACAACATCCGATTGTCCAACAACACCAACTGTTCTACTTAAACTTCCTGTTGAAATTATTGAAACATTTGACTGTCCCTGCAAAGAAACAACATTAGACAAAGTACCGGTACTTGTTACACCTATCGTACTTGTTCCAGTTATTTTTTTCGTTGTTGACAAAGTACCGGTACTTTGTACAGACAAGGAAGATGAACCACTGACAGTTTTACTTACCTCCAATGTACCGGAACAAGCAATAGAAATATCAGACTGACCTGATATGTTTTTAGCAACAGACAACGAACCAGAAGATGTTACAGATATATCTGATTGACCTTGTAAAGCCTCAATTTGACCGGTTATTGATACATTACCTGTGGAAGAAATGGAAATGTTAGACTGACCAGACAAACTTACTGTCTTAGAAATAACACCTGTAGATGTTATGGATACGTCACTTTGTCCAGACAAATTCTTTGTAGTTGATATTCCACCCGTTGCTACTACACTAATATCTGATTGTCCAGCCAAAGATATTGTTTTGGATAAAGTACCTGATGAACTTACAGCTATGTCAGATTGACCTGACAAACTTTTTACGTTTGATATGTTGCCTGTAGAAGAAATAGCTATGTCACTTTGTCCAGACAAACTTAATGTTTTGGACAACGTGGCGGTTGCACCAACAGAAATGTCACTTTGTCCAGACAGTTTCTTAGATGCGGAAAGTGAACCTGTTGCAGATATGGTTATGTTGGATTGGCCTACCAATCCAACTACTTTCGTCAAATCACCAGCCGCACTTATATCAACATTGGATGTTCCTGACAAAGCTTTAACATTAGTCAAAGAACCACTACACACAACTGATATGTTTGCTTGACCTGATACTAATTTGGTTGAAGACAACACACCTGTAGATGAAATATTTACATCACTTTGACCAACAAACTTTTTTGTAACAGATAGACTACCTGTTGCAGAAACAGATATATTTGCTTGACCAGCTAAAGGTATGGTAGGGGCACTTGTAACCTTATATGCCACCATCGCAAAGGCTTCGTAGAACCAGATGCCCTTAGAACTGGACGTGATAGTAGCCATTCCCATTTCGAGGGAATTGACGTAGGCTTGCGTCCATGCGTTTGCGCCAACGGGAGTATCGACATGATAGCCTTGTATCCACGTTGCTGTTTTCGGGTCATCTATATTGTCGTCTGTTAGTGGCGAACCTGCATCGTCGTTGCATCTTATACGCCAGCCATAGTCATCAGTACCACCACCCTCCGTCGCATAGTACCACATGAAGTTGACGGCTTCGATAGTATCCGAAGCACCAATATCAGCGAGATTGCCGCTACCGCATTCATCCAATGTCACGGAGTATCGGTCGGTGTTATTGTTGTCGGCATAATTATATATATCTGTTCGCGGCGGGTCCCATGCAATATAAGTATATGATGCCGGAGTTTCCGCTGAAGTTAGCCAGTGACCAGAACCAATATCCAAATCTGTCCCGTTAGCTGTCGGACGGGCGGCAAGGATGCGGATGTCACCGAGGTCAACATCAGATTGAGTTGCATCATGGCAATAGTCATCAAAGTACAAATCAGCCGTACAGGAGGTTTTCACTCCTAAACCAACCCTACCATTTATGAGTGACTGTAAAGGGGCTGCTAAAGCTGCTGTAGAAGTGCATTCTTCTATACCATTCAAGAAGATTTTATGCGAGTTGGAATTATTGGATGAATACGAGATTCTATACCAAGTACCAGTAGCAAGTTGTGTCGTACTCGTATCTTGCAAAACATTATTCACCCACAACTCAAAATACCGAGTAGACTTTAATACAATTCCGCCTTTATTGGCAGATTGTTCTCCAACAATGAGACAATCTGCACCCGGTGCTGAAGCTATATACAAATAAAAAGAACAGCGATATTGGTCTGAAATTGTTGGGCTTTCTACGTATGCCGTCGCCGCAGATGTATTGCACCGCATCCCATAATTGCCGATATTTGCAGCACCAGCAATGAACGTGGGCGAACCGGTGACGATTGCCCATGCATCGGCCCCACCAATCTCAAAACCATCACAGAAAGTTAGTGCCATTTACAGCCACCATTCCCCTGTAATCGGGCCAAGCTCTTTGTTCTGACATTTTGAAATCAACGTCAGCGGAGAATCATCCACGATATGAATCCATACCCACATCGTAACTTCGACCACGCTCAAACCATCAGCAGTAACCCACCGCCACACAGGAAGATTGCCAGGGTCAGTCCATACCGGATGGTCAGGCTCGTACTCCGACCGGAGATATGTGTAGGCAAACGGCGGTTGTAGTTGAAGCCATTCGTTCAGTTTCGCTTCTTTCTTCTTGAGATTGCCTGCAATACCTGCCAGCCGTCCCTGAACATTTAACTTAGACTCAAGGAACTGGAAATTCCCGGTCATTACAATGTTGATACCATCGCTCAAATCTATGCTTTGAAGTGGAGGCATTCTTGTTTCTCCTTAATACATTTAGCACCTTGCGGATAGTCCCTGCAAATCTGCGGTCTTGTACTGTGAATCCCACAAAGATTTTCAGCAGTCAGAAACGGGCATGGCGCACCACGATGAGGCTTGCCGCCTATCGCCCACGGATGCTTCTTTTCCGCCATGTAAGCCCGCGTCTTCGGATTGCCGACTTTGTGAATCGGTACGGCCACCTGCCATAATCGAGGCTCGCGGTTCATGTCCTCCGGCGTTAAGGTCGCGGAAAGATGATGGCAGCATTGTCCGCAACGTTCGCAAACAGGGGCAATATCTTTATCTAACATTTCTTAATCCCTAAAAGATTAAGATGCTGTTAAATCCAAATCCCCAGCGGCAAACTGTGGTGTATCACCACTTGTAATGGATTTGGGGGTAGTCAAATCAGCCCATATCAACATATAACCTTCACCCCAAACAGGGCTGGTCATAAGGGCATAATGTGTAATAGTACCCCAAGAACCTGATGCTTGTGGGAAGGTGATTGCATTGGCATTGGATGTAGCACCACCAGATGCAGCATTCCAATCACCACCCGCAGTTGCAACACGGGCATATCCGTTGGAATTGGCAACTTCACTAAGCCCCGCACCGGAATTGGCTTCCCCCGGTTCGGCTGTACAAAGTGCTACGTAAACCGTAGGCATTGTAAAACTGGTTTTACCAACGATGTGGTCCAATATTTTATTTTCAGCATAATCACTTGCACTTCCAGCCATAATATGTTTCCCTTCATTTCTTGATTTTCATTATTTCTTGTCTAACAATCTTCAAGACTTCTTGTCTATGTTCCCTTACAGGTTGTTCCAAAAACTTCCATTGTTCTTCTGGTTTACGATAGAACATACCACCTTGGGCGGTTCCCAATGGTGTTCCCTTGGCCGCTTCGATTTCGGCAGCATGTTTAATATTAAATTCCCTGCCATGTGCATGGGGTGGGTTTGGTATTTCGTGAACATAAGCTGCATAAGCCACACCAAAATATCCTATCGTCACATTGGTTTTCAAACCAGAACCTTCTTTACGAATACCCCAAGATGCTTTCAAATTAC